CGGGGCACAAGGCCCTGAGATACTCCGCAGCCCGGTAATAGCCTTGGTTCCACAGTTCATTTGATAAATGAACTGTAGAAATCAAGGATTGAGCGTCTTGCACAGATGATGGCAATGTACGCTTCATTCGAAGCGGGGTGACAAGATTACCTTTGTGGTAATCAGCCCCACATGACTCACGAAAGTAGCCATGTGTACAACTCTTAGCTTCATTGAACTTCAGCCCAAAGGCTGGAAGCCAGTTTAGCACCGCCAGGTAGTCTTCCTGATGGCAGATAATGTCATCACCATAGACCCAAACACGCTCTTTTGCTTTCGCAAGAGAGTAGTTATAGGTCTTAGCAATTGCGGCTACGGATAGTGCGTAGAAGACGAGCGCCTCCACGGGAAAGCAAGTAGCTGAACCCATGGGTGCGAACTTCCGCATACGTACTATCTCCCCTGTAGGGAGCTTCGTATGGGTCGACCGAGACGCGTGTAGCGCCTCCATCAATCCTTCCGGGAATAGTTCAGCCACTAGGCTAAACGAAACTCGGTCAGAAGCATCCTTCATATCAAGCGTTACGTACTTCTGGTCGATAGACCCTAAGCGCGCTAACTCCTGGTTTACTCGCTGATCTGTGAAGTTCACATGACCAGCAGTGGCACTCGAGGACTCGAGGGTGTCATACAAGACATCCTTCAATCCTTGTTGTATCCACTGGTATTCCAGGGGTTCGCAAGATATGAGACGTGGGCCACGGGAGTCCTTGGGAACCAGTACGACTTTCGCCGTACCGGAAACCAAGTCCTCCAAAGCCATATGAGACTGTAGTTCGTCGCAAAGATGAGCCTTATTAAGGTAGAAGTACTCTTCCTGAGGGTAATAGCTATTTAACAAGCTATAACGCCTCTTGAAGTAATACTTTTCCCAAGGCTTCTCGCGCGTCGCTACAGCCCCAGGGCCGTGAGCCGGGCGAATGTCTCGAGGATCAATCCCCCCAACAGCTTGGCAAACAAAGCGCCTTGCTGTACGGAGTATGAGATCCCTGAGATTAGTGCCGGCAGAATGATGAACAGCATTACGCCAATCATCACAGCCGGCATCAACGTCCTTGAACGTTCGGAGTATTTCTTCGATTTGTTCATTACTATAGGGTATCTCCAATTTGTATAGGAGATATGTTATTTGCCGCAGTTGTTTAATGCTATGCGAGCACGAATTCTCGAGCTCCATACCATTCGCGTCAACGATACGCTCTGTCAACCACCAAAATAGTAGTGGTGTTTGAGTGCCGCGCTTCTTTTGGAAGCCCGGCACAGCCAGAGGTATCCCTTTAGATAAGCACTTGTCAAGTGCCTTTCCGAAGGTTGGAAGGGATTTCGTCAAAAACGAAATACCTTCTAACTGTGCTCTTCTGCGTATGTATTTGCAGTCGAGCGCAGCCTCGCGTTGTGGTATGCCCATAGCATCAGCTATGTCACAGACTAGCTCTGTAACGAGGTTAGTGTAAACACTAACTTGGCTTTTATGAAACTCCATATTATGGTAGATTCTCCAAGCCACATCACATTACAGACGTAGGTCAGTGACCACTCATCTGGTAAAGTCCCAACGTGCCGGTATAGGGAGAGCCTTGTATTGCTACAAGGCCCTCCACTTAACCGGTATGACCGTATGTATTAGGTCAAGCCGTCGAGGATGTCGGAAATGGTCGCGGTAGAAAGAAAATCTTTCATAAACGCGATCAGATCCTGCACCACAGCTTCCGGGTCACTTGCCATGCCATGCGTCATAACGACGTGGGCAGAGCAAGTGTGATAGACACCATCGGTGTCTTTGTCCGTGCTGCTGAACTTCACCAGGCGTCGCGCCACCTCGTTACCCTTCTTCCCCGAAACTTCGTGGGAGATTTGGATAGTACGAGGCTGATCTGGCGTACGGTCCGGTTCGGTCCATACGCTTGAGGTCAGGGACGATCCCTTCTTATTGAAGGTCGTCGCTACCGCGCTCGCGTCATCTAGTGTCAATGGATCACTGATCATAATCTTATGTGATGTGGTTTACTATTGTTGCTACTTGATGTTAATGCCTGTTTGCCGTAAATAAAGCTGCCCCTAGGGACAGTTCCTTTAGATTCGGTAACTCGGCTCCGATGGATAAGGAACCTAGATTCGGTATCGTTCGATACCGTCTATAGGCACTTACTTTACCAAACGCAAGTGTTTGACTGGGAGCATCCCAGTACTCACACTCAATGCGTAAGGCACGATGTATCTTTTGAGAGATACAGAAGTCATCAACGATGACTGTCACATCCAGGTTCGATTGCTTGAATTGGTCAAGGTAGTCTCCTACCTTTAGAACCCAATCAATCAAGAAGGAGAACGGTATAGCATTCCAGACTACCGCGGGATTCAACTGAAGCCCTAGGTAATCTAAGAGTGCAAGTACCCCTTCATAACCTGAGTTCAGGGCGGGATATACAAGCTTACACCTCATTGAGGCATGAAGCTTGAACTCCTGATGATCGTACAACAGATGGCGTGCATAATACTGATTTGAGGTTGAATAATCAATCTCGTCAGTATCAGGCACATTCTCTGCATAGTGCAGAGTAACCGTC